GGGTAAGCCCACCGGCCTTGATCCAACCTTGCTGGTCCGGCAACAGCAGACCCGACAGGGACATGTTTTCGAGGTCCAACAGCGAACGCTCCGTGGCGCTCTCCGTGTAGAGGAGGGTGGCCAACCGCACCTCACGGAGCCCGTCTTTGACACTGTAAAGGAGGTCTCCCGCTCCCAGAACTCCGCTGTCCACCTGGAAAGTGGTGTCGACATCAATAGCGAGACGGCGCGTCAGAAAAGGCTCGATACGGGCGTACCCGATAGATAGATCGAGCCCTTCAACCCCAAGCTGGTTGTCCGCGGAGGTCGCTTTGAGGAGAACCTGGTCCCCCGTCGAATCGATGATCCGTGAACCAAATTCCTGGGTGAGGAACCAAATGTTGTTGGGGTCATCCTCCGGCAGCGAGTTCATCTCCGCCGCGACCACAATCTGACGGAAATTCTGTGTGGTGACGCCGGGGTCAAGACCGTATCGAACAAAATGCCAGTTGCTCAGGTTGTTCGCACGTCGATCCAACGATCCCCAGAAGACTTCGCCTTCTTCTCCGGTGGGGTACAACAACACCCCGTCTGGCGGAATCGCAAAAGACGGAGCTCCTTCAAGTTGAAGGGCCGAGCCTGAAAACGAGCTGCCGACATGCAGCTCGGCGAACCCCTTCGGAAGGAGTTTGATGTCGTTTTTGACCACCAGACGGTAGGTGACCGGCCGGTTCGGCTGACCATCACCATCCCAACGGGCTTCAAACACCGCTGTGAAATCTCGGTTCCCGAAGACCTGGGGATTCGCTGAGAAAGGGGAGGAGGGGTCGATGGAGACGGTGCTCGTGCCATCGGTTTGATCGATGATCTGGAGGATCTCGTAGACCCCAGCCTGGGTCCCCTCCAAAATCTGGAACCGCACCAAGTCATCGGAGATGAGACGCTCACGAATGAGCTGAGGAAGCGCATCACTGTCGGCCACGAACGTCGTCGCATCCTGAACTTCGATGGCCGTTTGGTACGCAAGTTGCCAGGACTCCTCGAGTTCAGGAAACGCGGGGTCGACGAGCATCCCAATGTGCTGCACCTCGTTGATGAGTAGGGCACCCACCAAATAGAGGTGGTCGTTGGTATGGCATCCAAAGCCAACACCGATGAACACGCCATCGGGTTGGGGCATGGGAGTGGTGGGCTCGAATTGACCCAAGGTTGTAGACGGCAACACCTGGAAGCGCGCAACAAGGACAATCGAGCTCGGAAAATCCGTCTCGATGGCTTGCGTGTAGAAAGCTACGGTGCCTTCACCAAAGGGCCCCGTGGTCGTCTTGTAGACCTGATAGACCCCAGCATCCTCGGAATCGAGGTCGATATTCGGAGGAAGGGAAAAGTTCAGGTCACCCGGCTGGATGTTGACGATCTCGTTTTCACCGACAAGAGCCCAGGCTGGATCTGCCGAAAGCGGCGATTCCGTGCCCTCGTAGAAGACCACGGAACCTTCCGAATCTCGCTCCTCATCTGACAACGCAACCTGATGCGGGTTGCGGTTCAAGACCATTGTCGTAGGGCTGTTCAGCGACGCCGTATACGGTTTTTGGAACGCGACGAACCGAGGGCTCCGGAGCAACGGCTTGCGGATGTCAGGGCCCCCAGGGCCCAAGACAAGCCCCATAGGAAACCGGGAGAACTCAAGACCGTTAGTGCCTCCGCCTGGGAGCCCAACCCCGTTAGAGTTGCCCCCTGTCGGACACCGTGGTTTGCAGTCGTACTTGTTGAGAACGACCCCCAAAGTGTTGAGACCCCCCATCGCCATGATGGGAGACGGAAACCAGATGTAGTCCACGTCCACATCCATCGTGCCCGGAGGCATCAACGGAATCGGAATGACGAGGAAAATCTTGGCGTAGTACGGGTTGACCGACTCGATCTCGATCGCGGTCCCGTTCACGTAAACCACTACGTCCTGCTTCGTCGCCGGTGTGGCGTCTCCCCACCCCTTTACGAGCGGACCTTTGGCGGTCAGGAGGAAGTTCTTGGCGTTCGCTGCGGACCCTACGAAAGGGGCTCCCTGGTTGTGAAGGAAATTCCACGCTGCCGAGAAAACCGTCTGCGTTGCAGTGAACAGAATATCCTGCAACGGGAAACCGATGATGTCGTAAACCCCATCGGGGTTGAGGAGGAACTGGATACCTGCGGGGAACCCTGGAGCTCCAGTGAAGTTGGCGGTGAGACCCGAAACAATGGGTTCACCGTTGACGACAACGGCGTAGGTGTCTGCCTTCTGGTTGCGCACCAATGACACCGTGACCGCTTGGCTCGTCCAATCGATGCTCGAACTTGCGGTGAACAGGCCCGAGCTGATCTCCAACGTGTCGATGCCCGCGACACGTTTGAACGACAAATCGACCTGAACCGCTCCGTCATTGATCAGAAGCAGGAGGACGGTATCCGAACCGGGGACCGGGTCGAGCTTCACTGCCGCCGACGCATCGAACGTCACATCCGCGCGGTAGCTCGACCCCGGGATGAGTCTCCCGCTGGTGTCGAGGAATCTCCAGCCATACCCGAACCCGATGGGCACCGTGAGCAACACCTCATCGGTGCCCTGCGTCGTCGTCCCGCTGCCAATCTCCTGAGAGTTGAAATCCGCTTGGGGGCCATTCGGCAAAAAGGTCGCATCGTAGTCGAACGCGGTCGCCGGGCTGACGATGCCCGTGTACTGGGCCGAAGTCATACCGATGACATCGACCTTCACTTGCTTTAGGTCAGCGTTGTACGGGTGCGTGACTGCTTGCGGGATGATGTTCTGCGGGAACGTGGTCTCGTACCCGTAAGCGTCGAGCTGCAAAATGCCGGGGCTGAACCCAGCCTCGTCCAACATGTCTTGCTCGAAATCATAACGGAGCTCGGTTCCAGACTCAGGAGTGATCGTGAACGGAGGCGGTTCGCCTTTGCACAGCACGTCCGCTTGGTTTAACGGAGCGTACGCAGCGATGGCGGTCCCACCGATGTCCCGAGGCCCCACCACGACCACGCGATAGAGACCGCCGAGTGTTGTTCCGGTGTGGTTCAGAATGACGGAGGTGGGACCCCACACTCCAGAGACGCCTTCTTGAACACTGATGACGGTAACCGGGGCGGCTCCAGTGATGTCGAGGATCGTGTAACTCGCCGGATCGAACAGGTCCGCATCCGGCGACATCTCGTTCGAGAAAAAGACCTCGATAATGAATCCCGTGATGGAGATCGCTGAGATGACCTCCGGGGGATTCGCCAACGAATCTATGCAGCCGTACGCACCGGTGCCGTAGGCACACCCCCCGTAGCCCCCAGTGATAGCGATCGTTGGCTTTCCGAAGCCTCCAAGAGCTCCGTACGGACTCGTACCGTAGCTGTACCCCCCGTATCCTCCAAGTGGAGGAACTGTGGGAGGGAGCATGACGCCCCCCAGGCCCCCGTAGGGTCCTGTTCCGTAGGGCTCAAGTCCGTAGCCGTAAACGCTCATCTACCACAGCACAAAGTTGGGGGGTGCGAGTTACACAGTACCGGTGAGGGAGACAGTCAGGCCGTCCGTTCCGACAGGTTGAAGTCCTGGATGGGTGAGTTGAAACAGAAGCATGTGGGGGACACCGGGAGGCACCACGAACCCAAGCTGCGCCAGCGGCTGGACAATGAAAGCACCAACCGGCACACCAGGAGCGATGGGGCCACCTAGAGTGCTCAGATCGAACCCTGCGCCTGCGATAAGAGCGGTGATAGGTCCCCCAAAAGGTCCGATGTAGACCTGTAGAAAAGTCCCAGCCACAAAAGGACCACCTACAGCCCAAAGGAGTTGAAGGGGGCCTGGTGATCCAGGAGGACCCGCGGGTCCCGGAGCCACTGTGAACCCTGTCGCGCTGTTGATCACATCGTACTCTTGAACGATGAGCGGCGGCACGATAATCGCCGGAGGTGTCACGACAAGCATCTGCCGCGAGTAGGTCTCTTGGACCACGCCGCTTGCAGCCAGAGTGAGTTGACCCTGGGCATTGACCGTAAGATTGGTGCGCGTATATGCGCCCGGCGCCACACCAGTCGCTGTGATGTCGACCTGTGCTGCGCTCCCGTTGACACCACCGACGGTCGCCGTGGTACCGACACCGTTTGTGAAGATACGGTAATCGGTCAGGGCTCCCGACACGGCATGCGTGACGAAAGGTGCCGTACTCGGCGCAGCACCACCACCGCCGCCACCGGCAATCTCGTCGATAGCGTCCTGCACGTTTTCCGACACAAGGCCCGAAGCCGTGTTGTCGTAGAACAAAGACGTACCGATGGTGAGCGCCTGACGAGTAACGGCCCCGACCTGGGTGATCGTGCCGTACTCCGAGGAGGCCATCCGCAAGAAAGCGGTGCCACCAACACCAGTGCTGTCGATGGTGAACCCCAGAAAACCAGGAGCACCCGTGGTGGTGTCGCCAAGCAATGTGCGACGAAGGGTCAGGGAGAGGTCGCCGGGTGTACCAACCGCGTCAGCGTTGACCTCGATGGCCTCTGTGATAGCGCTCGCTGCATCAACGATGATCTGACAACCATCATCGAAGATGAGGTCTTCGGACCAACTCTGAATCGCAAATTCGGTGCCCGCACCGGCGTTTTGAACCTGCTGAAACTTCGTGCCCTTAAACAGAGCCGTGACACCACCGAACTGGGTGGGGTCCACTTGGCCGATACTCGGACCGATGAAGACCGAGTCTTTGGCGATCAGAGCAGAAGTTCCCGCCGTCGAAGACACGACGAACGCCGTGGACTCATGGCTGAACGGGTCGGTTTGAACCACCCGCGTGTTGTCGAGGAACGCACGCCCTCGCTCGACCGAAATGCCCGAGCCCTCACCAGCGGCCCCTCCGCCGTTGCGAAGCAACTCACAGTTGACCAAATAGACATCACCATCGCCGACCTTGCGCAACAGAGCATTCGTGGTCGATCCAACGTTCTCAAGGATGACGTTGGAGATGTAGGTGTACTCGCCCAGGTTGGGGAGGTTGGCCGTGAACGTGAGGGCCGGTGCACCGCCTCCGTTGGCGGCTCGGATGTTCACGCTCCGGTCGAAATCGGGATGGTCGCCTGTACCACCTCCGGATGAGGGCCATCCGATGATGTGAGTGTAGGGTTTGAACTCAACATCTTCTTCGTAAAAACCGGGACGGACCGCGATGATCACCGGCTGCGTCGCACTCGGGAGGATGCCCCCGTTGAATTCGGAGGGCGTCGTCGCCGCCAGAATCGCCTCGGTGATCGTGGAAAAATCAGCGAACCCCTCAGCGATAGCCGGATCGTTCGGAACCGCCAAGTTGTCTTTGCCACGGTTGGCATCGACGTAGATGATGCGACCGCTCGCACTGACGTGCTGAACCAAACAAAGAAGTCGGTTCAGGTTGAAGTTCTGGTCATCGGCCCACCCTTCGGCGGAGATGTCCACAGGGATGATGCCGCTGCCGTCACGACGCTCACCGGCTGCAACCAAAGACAGGTCCCCGAAGAAGGTGTCGTAACGAAGACGAACGTATTGCTCATCTTGAGTCGGGAGACCCGCATCAATGACGAGACGAATCAGGTACGCGCCCTGGTTGTCGACCGTGAAAGTGACAGGACCAGGGCCGAAAATGTTCCCGACAAGAACAGCGGCGGAGGCCACTCGGTTTTTGTCTTGGGGGGCGTAAGCGATCGACCAGGCGTAGGTGTTGGCGGGACCGCCAACGTCGGAGAGCGTGACGACATCCGTGGCCCGGAGATCGTCGCGGCTCGCCCCAACCACCGGATTGATACCGTTGACGAGACTTTGGATCAGTGCGGTAGCCATGTTGCTTCCTCGGCCGGGAATTCGGCAGTTCTATCCTTGGGGCGCCTATAGGCCCGCCACCGAGACGCTAGATGTAGAATTGGGCCGAAACGTTCTCGCCAAGAACGGTAAAAGGCGTCCGAACACCCAACCGCTCCACAGTGACCTTGTAGATCTGCCCTGTGGCTTCCTGGGGCATCCTGGTAGCGATTTGGAGGATGCTGGGCGCAACCCGCACACTGGTCACCAAGGACCCCGCAGGGACCAAACCAACGGCTCCTCCGTTGTTTCCAAGAAGAGTCTCAAGTCGGTAGCTCCCCGCATTGGGCCCTTCGAGAAAAGTCAGGATTTCACCTTCCACGGCATCGGAAAAATCCTGGTTCAGGTCTTCCACAACACCATCGGCATTCGCGGTCGCATTCCCGCTCAAGCCCGTGGGGCTCGTGGTGTACGACCGCGGGTTCAGCGTCGTAATACCATCCGTCGTCGTGCTGTCCTCTCCAGCGATGAGACGCTGGAGACCGATCACACGAAATCGTCCGTACGTTGCGCCGTCAAAACCCCCATTGCTCGGCGAACTGTTGACCCCTTCGAGCACCTCCAAAGTGGCACCTGGGCATACCGAACGGAAATCGAGGGTCACATCTTGAAAAAGCATGCGACCAGCAAGCGTGATCCCCTGGTCCCCGTTGATCTCCTTCATCCCGCAACAGAACTTGCGGAAATCCTCGTAGTACCAAGGGTCCAGGTCGATCATCGGCTCGGCATTGAATAGTTCGCCGAACGCGTCGAGGAAAAGGTGTCGGTACTCGTACAGAGCCTTGGCGGGTTTGAGTGCCCGAAGGATCCGGCGGTTGTTGCGAAGGACTTTGAAAGGGTCCTCTGGAAAACCGGTTCCCAACTCCCCTGTGATGAGCTCACCAGTGTCCGGATCCGTGAACACCGTCACACACAACACGTTGATCTCGAACTCATGTTGCTCGGCAAACCCCCAGGCGGTGTTGGGGTCGTTCGCGAAGTCCACCTTGGCCAGTACCTGAATGACCGCTTCGGTGAGAAGTTCGAGCCCCTCCTCAACGACATCTTGGGTAGCTCCTTGCAGGAGCAGCAGAATCATGCGGCGAAGAAACTCGCGGTACGTCAAATCGCCATCCACTTCGGGAATGCCCCGAGGGGATTTGCGCGTGTCCGGAAACACGAGGGTACCGATCATCTGCCAGAGGAACTCCGGCCGTGCGAAATCCACGTCCGACTCTAAACCTACGTCCTCGAGCTGGAGCTGGATTTTGGCAAGCTGCTCGGCCAACCCCTGGTACTGGAGGACGTAGTAGGCCCCGGGAATCTCCGCGACGTAGTTCGACGGAAGAACCTGCTGAAACGTCCGCAGAATCGAGTTGGTGATGTCACGAAGTTTCCGAGTTCCTTGCTGCCCAGTCGTCGTGATGGGAGCAGGGTTCTGCTCCCGCGTAAACGGCAGATACGGAACCTTCGGGATGACGAGTGGCTTTTTCTCGTCAGACACCACGCACATCCTCTGCAAAGGTGAAGAGCAGGTTGCCGACCGTAAACGCCTCGATAGCGCTGCCTTCGATGTCCTGGATCCGTGCCTCCACAAAAGCCACCGTGTACGTCACCGTGTACGCATGAAGCTGCGGACGGTCGTTGGCGGCCAAAGCCACAAGCACCCGATTGGCGGTCAACTGCTTTCGGATAGCCTGGATCTCCTTGGCAGTGTTCGCCGAGGGGTTGTTGATCTGGATCGTCTGGTCGTCGCTGAACTCAGGGATGATGAGTCCCTCGTTCCCGATAATGAACGCTCGGTTGGGACCCTCCCGTAGAAGTTGGGGGTCCGTGAGTTGGAGAGTCAGAGGTAGATCATCTTGGAACACCCCTGCGAACTGGGTGCCATCTCCCCCGCCTTGACTTGTGGGGTTGTCAAGAGGGTTATCAAGAAGCCAAGTCTTCACCGTGTCCGTCGAATACGGGACCTGGGCGCTCCCCATGATGAGCTCCACTTCGCCTTCGGTGGAAGGCACCGACTCGCGCACCACCAAACTACTGGCGCCCCGAGTCAGTTTCGTCAGAGGGCTCTCCACGTACGACACACCTGTCGTGTTGTCGATGACCGCGATGATGTCGGACTGGCGCACTGCGGCACCAGAAGGCAGCGCACGTAAAAAAGTGGTCAGGTTCGTACGGACGTTGGTGTCTGCTGTCGAAGTCCGGAAACCAGCTTGGGTCACGACCGTTGCGGTGATGTCGATCGGCACTAGGACCGAAGCCTTACCGAGCACATCCGCCGTGAGATGCTTCTGCGCATCCAACACGCCTTGCGTGCTTGGGATGACGAAGTTGGTCTGGTACGCAACGGTGAAATTCTCAGCGTGCTGGTAATCCACGAGGATCGTTTGACCGCTGGTGATCCCACTGTTCACGGTCCTACGCAGAGCCACTGCCGTCGTCTGGGTTCCAGGCACGATGGTGTAGTCCGACACCCCACTGGGATCGCTCGGTCCTCGGTAAAGGGTGGTCCCGGTGCTATTGAACACCTGGATGGTCAGAGGATTTGTACCGAGGTGGTTCAAGAACTCGTTGAATTCTCCCAGCAGAGTGTGTTGCTCACTCTGCACGGTGATGGAGTCCCCAGTCGGAATCCCATTGAGCTGGATCACGTTGAGATACGCCTGCGCCCGAACAGAACGCCCGTTTAGAAGCGGGTCATCAGGCCGCACGAACTCCCAGTTTTCCTGGGGCAACGTGCCCGACACTGTTCCAACCACGCTTGTCACACTGCTCACGGGCTGCCGCGTAAACACGAACTGGGACGAGGTCACATACCGATAGTCTCCGAGGATGATATCCCCGAAAGTCGTGATCGGTTGCACCACATTGCTCGAAAGCTGGATGGTGCGGTAGTCGAGGATCTGAACATCGGTGAGATCGTAGAAGAGTCCCTGGGTTGCGTTGCGCAGCCCAGTTCCGATCAACGCGTCATCGAGCATTTCAGCAATGGGGTTATTGACGGACAGCGTGTCGTCGAGGGCCCGGAACTGAAGTGCCAAGGGATTGCCGATAACCGCGAACTGCACATCGAAAGCGGTTTCAAAAGTGAACGCAAAAACATCCGTGACATTCCCCAGGGACTGGCCACGCAACCACACGTCCACCTTGCCACCAACGTGCTTCTCGAAATCGGTGTCATAGTCGCGCTGCATCAAAGCATCGCCGGCCGCCACGACAGACACTTCTTGGACCCCGGCAACGCCCGCCGCAGTCTGGAGTGTCCCGCGCTCGGTGCCGCTGTCCACAGCCGCAATCGCATTGCGAGCCCGGACGGAGAGCTGCAAGTTCGTCTCCTGGTTGGTTCCTCCGAAAGTCGCGTTGGGGTTTGTCACCGAGACTCCCGGCAACGAACTGACGATCGTTCGAATCTGACCAGCGCCGAGGTTGGCTTGCGTGCCCCCCACGTCCGCTTCGACGGGCAGCTCGATCTGGTAGGTGTTCGTGGTCGGGTTAAAGAACGCCGCCACATTGTTGATGGGGATGGCGCCGTCCGTCGTCGTAACGAACTGCACAGCGCCACTGGCAACACGAGTGCCCAGGGGGATGAAGATCGTTGCCGTGGGTCGATTGCGTACGAAAAACAGAACGAACCCTCGGGCCCGAACGCCCGCGCTTCGGAACACGTTGTTGCGCGAAGCCTGTTGGTCGAAAGCCGTGTCGACAATGACCTGCACGTCCCCCGGATTCTGGAGCTCGAACACTCGCTGGAGGGCCTGCTTGTACGTGCTCAAGGTCACTGGAGTCGGAGACCCGTTGGCCTGAACCCCGTCGACTTGGAGAAGCGTGTCGAACGACTGCATGCGGTAAAGGAAATCAACCAGGAACCGCAGTCGTACCGCTTCGCTCGAAATGGGATCCACAACCGTATCGCGGATCACGGCCCCGGGCTGGATAGCGAGCTGTGGTGTCGTACGTGTGATCGCAGTGATGGTGTCTTCGACGATGTCCAACTGGGACGGCGACGGGAAGGTGCCCACGTTCTGGCGAATTACAGTGGGTTGGGCGGACACCTCCGCCGAAAACGCGGACTCGACTTCCAATAACGATGAGGGGTCGAAGTACACCGCGGTGGTGACGTAGAACAAAGGCTCCGTCAGCGGCGTTCCAGCAAAAGCACCGATGGGCACCGTGGAAGGTGTACTCCCGGCTCCAGCCTGGCGGTTGTGTTTGAATGTGTAGAAATTTCGAGAGACCAACGACTCCAGCGTGTAGTTGCTCCGAATGATCGTCGTGGTCTCCGGGACCTCGAAAACCCTCACGAAATCAGTACGGAGCAAACTGGTCTGCTCTTGTGTCGTGATGGCTGCCGCGCTCTCAGGAGTCAGCGAGATATCTTCGAGGTTCTCGATGATATCGTTGCTGCTCGTTTGCGTTTCCCGGATCTTGACGTAGAGGGGATCCGCAGCCGCCGTGCCGTCTGGGTTTGTGGCGATGGGGGAGTTGACCGCTACGGTCCCAATGGTCGTGGTCTCTTGGACCACATCCACATCCGCGATCGTCTCAAGGTTGATGCGCTGGTAGCCCGTCGCGCCACCACCAGAAAACCGAGAGGCATAGAAGTTGATGCCACGGAATCGGGCATCCGCAACGCCCTCTACACGGACATCCACCGCGTCATCGAGTTGCTCGACACTGATGTTGCTCGGGATAAGACCGATCAGCCCGTTTTCGGACTCTTGGACCAGCGTCACTTGGACGGCAGCCACAGCGGAAACCGCACCCGAGAACGAGATGGCACGCACCTCGATATTGTTCACCCCGGCCCCGAACTCGAGACCGTCCGGAAACGACGCCGCATTCGGGAACGAAAAGGTATCCCCTTCGAAGATGATTAGGTCGGGATCCGACGTAAAGGCACCCCCACGAATGGAGATCTGCATGTCCACCGTGTCGGCGTCCATGGTGCCTGCGAAAAAACGAGAGGTCTGCGTCGTCGAGAACACAGTGATCTCGCGGGCGACCCCATCGGGACCAATGACTTTGGGCGTGGATGCCATTAGGTGATACCTCCCGGCGGCGCGATACCTGGAAGCGTGCCGGTACGCGGGTCAACCCCGAAACCTTCCAGGCCAAGAGACAGCCCGTTGGTACCGGCCAATGCAGCCGTACCCGGCGCTGCATAAACGGTCGAAACCACCACGGGGACATTCGATGCGTTGGACGCAATCACCTGGACCTCGAAAACAGTGGGGTCGAATTCAGAGGGGAAGGTGTTGATCGCGATGACGTTTGCCAACCGTTGTCGCGCAGTGATCTGCTGGTACTTCCCAGCGAAATCCTGGAGTCGTTGGAACACGGTCAGTGCCGTCACCACGTCCTCGTTGATGGAGGCCACTCCCGAACCAATAGCCTTCGTGCCAATGCGAGTAAGCAGCGTCGTTCCGTATTCAGGGTGGTAGGCGTTGGACCCCCGGATCGTACTCAAGATTTTGAGCACATCCTGATTCAAGAGATCCTCGTTCACCACGGTGAAGGGGTTCCCGCTCGCTTGAAGGAGATAGTCATTCTCGATGCCGAACCCTTGGCATCGACGGCAGTACTGCTGATACGTCGTGTACGAAACCTTAAAGACCGGGTTGCCTTTGACGGTGGAAATGAACCGCGGAAAGCGAGCAGGCACCTTTCGAACCGAGGACAGACCAGGATTCACAGTGAGACTCTCGCGCTCGGCCAAAACCCAAGTGGGGTACACGGTCCGACCACGCGCTCGAACTTGAAGGGTGAACCCAAGCTGTTTCGTGGCGTCGCCTTCGATTTTTACCTGAGACCGCGTCCCTTGATCGAGCAGGTCGGTGAACCGAAGAAACCCGTTGAGGTTCTGAGCTACGATGGCCGACTGGCCACTCCGGAACGCGCGATTGAAAAGTTCCGCCACCGCGTCCGTCGTCACCCGAGTTCCGATGGGAAGCACAAGGTCTGTGACCCCCTGATTTCGATTACGAACCGTGACGGTGTTTTCGTTTTTGATGATGCGGAACGGACCACTCACCGCCCCTGAGAGTTGGGCTCGACTGAGAAGACCTTCCCGAGGCACCGTCAACTGATCGTTCACGGTAATCCGGATGTGATTTCCCGAAGCCACAGGTTGCCGTGTCACGAGCGACCTTCGGTCCGTTCCCAAATTCACTTCCTCCTCCACCGTGAGGTGGGGGCAAGCGTGGGCGAGTTGGAAATCGAAACTCATGGTCTACTAGAAACGGGGCTATAGGCAGAATCAGGCAGATCAAACGGCAAATTTGTCGGTGCCAGGAGGATCGGCAAAAAGCGTGTCGTAAAAAGCAATGCCGCTCGGGATGACCTGAGCATTTTCACCTTCGATGTCGTTTGTGGGATCCGACAGAGAGGTCCCATCAACCCGCTTGCCCAGGTTGATTCGACTGAAATCAGGTTCCCCGTTTTCGTCTGTTTCGTAAAAAGTGCGATCCATCTGCGTGGTGATCTCGGTCAAATGCAGGTTGCGGGCGTACCGTTCAGGGTCTGGGGCGATTGCGAAGTCCGGTACCGAACCGCCGACGGTCGCATAAATCAAACTGCCCCGCTCCTCCATGAGCTGCTCACGCAGGTCCATGAGTTTCACGATGCGCTCTTCCATCTTGTTGAGGGTCGAAATCTCCTGGCGCACCCACCGACGAGCCCAGTCCATTTTGATCGCAATCTTGGCCCCGGCACTTCCTTCTTCGACGTAGCGCCCAGCCATTCGGGTCGTGTCCGTAAGACTCGTTGACATGCCACCCTTGTACTGACCGCCGATCCCGTACGAGTCCACGCTCTCCGTACCGCGGACAGCACCTCCCGGCTGGTCAAAAGGGATGTCCGAGGATCCTACGTTGGAGAAGATCTTGTTGGGGTCGTCTTCGGCGTCCTCCGAAGGGTCTTCATCCGTCGTGAACTGAATCAAGTCGGGCTGCAGCCACAGAGAAATCGCCATCGGGTTGCCCCCATGGGCGATGTACGCCTGGACTAGCTTTTCGAGTGAGGACCCGGGAGACACTTCGAACCGGATACGTTCCTCCGTCACCGTCTCCACCTGGTCGATAGCTCCGCTTAGGGTTTGAACATCTTCTCCGCGTGTTTTGTAGAACACGGTAATGCAACCGATCCGGTTGATCTCCGCGTTGAGGACTCTCAAGCGCCCCGCCACTGCGCGCCGTTCGGTGAGGGTCCAGTCACGGAACATTTTCCACTGGCACTGCCTCATGGTTCCTAGAAAATTGAACATCAGGTGTCTCCTTGGAAAAGGGCCCGGAATACGTCGATGGCCAAGTTCGGGATGCCTCCCGCAAACAAGACGATGCCGCCGCCGTAGGAGTCCGACTCAGGATTGGGCGGCCCGATCGGTTTGTTTTGAGACCCGACCAACGCGGTGGTGACCCCATCGGTGCCGGGAGCGACGACAATCAACCCCGCGGCTGGCGTGATCGAAAAGAAGAACCGAAGCAACCGTTGGATGAGTGCGTTGATACGGTTGAGGAACGCCTGGAGTTCGCGGATGCGGCTCTGGAGAAACTCGATGTAGCGACGGATGGTTTCGGCAATGCTCTCGATGGCCGCTTGGATCGAACGAAGGAGGGCAAGGATCTGATCGAAGAACCGATCGATGGCCGGGATGCCCTGTGGGAACACACGGAACGCGATCCACCCACGCTCCTGGGGACGGACAGCCGGTCCCGCAGCTACCTGGAGGACGAAAGCGGCGCCTTCGTACACACTGTCGGGTATGAGGTTCCGGAAGAAATCCATCTTGTTGAGCCGGTTGTTGGTGCGGTTGTAAACGACCGGCGACATGTCGTGAGAACCACGCCCCACATCAACCTGAGCCCCACCGTCTGCCGCAGAAGCAAAGAAGAAATGGGGCTCCCGCGCCAAGACCGATTCGCTGTTGATCTCGGCACGGATACGCGATGCAGCCCGACCGTCTCCGATGCCAAGAGAGAGCGGGTTCGGAGCAATACCCCGCTGAACATCGGCACTTTGCAAGAGCTCTAGCGGAGTCCCGCCAGGGAACCGACTGAACTGTTGTTGGGCGTTGGGATCCGTGAACGTTTGGAACCCTTTTTCCCCGAAGAGGATCTTGAAATTGAGAAGGTCTTCTGCACGCTCGACCGCAAGCTGGCGCGCGGCAAGTGGAGGCAGATTCTGCGACAGAAGACGGTTCGTGTAGTTGATGCAGTTGACGAAAAGTTTCCTGCGGAATTTGGCCGGGTCAGCTCCCGCATTTTCGAAGAACTTCTTGATCTGCCGACGACCGACAATCCGGATCAACATGAACTTGGCGATCTCTTCGAGCTGCGTCGCCTTGTTGGTTCGGTCTTCGTAGGTGTCCCAGAAAGGGTCAATGAGCCCATTTTTGAGTGGACCGATCGGTGGGAAACCGACGGAGCCATTCTTCCCCAGAAGGAGAGGGAGATCGGCACGACTCAAGGCCATGATGGCCAGCGCTTCACCAACAGCTCGAAGATAGAGCTGTGTGCTCGCGTCCGGGAACAGGATCAGCGTCAGATCCGAAGGAGGCCCCGCATCGTTGAAGTCCACCGGATTGGTCGAATCCGACCCTGGGTTCACCGTGGCGATTGGCGGACCACTTCCCGTAGGACGCAGTGTCGTCTGATCGACGATGTACTTGTAGCCAATGTCGTCGCCATTGGTGTTCTGCGCCACCGGACGGTTCACCGCACGAATTCGGATGAAGTACCGCTCGGGCTGTTTGTTGTCGTTCAGGCGTCGAACGCGACCTTTTTGGAAAAACCCCGTGCGTAGATCGAAGTCTGCGGCGAACGGCATGTCTTCGAATTTGAACGTAGCTCCGTAACCCTTCCCAGGGAAAAACAAGTTCTGTGCGAAAGGTACGAAGAAGGTCTTCTGGATGAAGTGCTTGTCACCGCTTTGAAGCAAGTCCAAAGAGATCGGCGACTGGTCGTTGATGTTTCTGACCCCGTACACGCGCACGGCGTCGGACTTGAACTCGCCACGAAAATCAACGGCGTCGTTCCAGTTGATAGCCCCTCGAATGTCGAGCTGTTGGGACCCTCCGCGAATGAGGAGTGGCTGCTGGTCTTGATCGAGAACCTCGAGCACCTCGGTCTTGGCCGGCTGGTTTTGGAGGTCCATGTCCTGAGCCGATCCGGAAATCACGCGCTCAGCTACGATCTTGATGGGCTGCTCCCGTGTAGAGAACTCAACGAGGAACCCCGCAGGAGGAATGACCGGCGTGTCGGGGAAGGGAGCGCCCGGAATCGGCGCCATCTGCCACGTCAGGTTCACTGCGTTGTA